AAAATAAAAACAGCTATAAGTAAATATTCTGAAAAAGTACAGCAAATAGATTTAGCAAAACAAATAAAAGAAAGTAATGAAGTAATTAATGGAATAATATATGATAAAGAATCTCAAATTAGTAAAGTTAAAAAGCAGATAGATTCTACTGATTATAATATTGTATCTCATGCTAAAAGGATAACTGAATTAGAAGATCAAATAAAATTGAATGAAGAAAATCTTTCCAAATTACAAGAAATAGAAATTCAATATTTAGATTATCAGAGTTATTTAAAATGTGTTCATAGAGAAGGTTTACCTTATATTATAATTTGTAATTATATTGATATTATTAATTCAGAAATAGATAAAATTATTTCTGATTATGCTCCTTTCAAATTAAAATTTGAAATAGATTTAGAAAAGAAACAAATTCCAATAAATTTGATTAATGAAAGAGGTTTAACTACTCCAGTAGAATTAGGTTCAGGAGCAGAAAAATTCATTTCTGCTATGGCTATTAGAACTGCTTTATGTTCTATTGCCAATATTCCAAGATCTGATATTCTAATAATCGATGAATCATTTGGACAATTAGACAAAGAATATTTGCCTACTATAGATAAATTATTGTCTAGATTAAAAGATTTTTTTAGTAATATAATTTTAGTAACACATGTAACTGAAATGCAAGATTATGTAGATCAATCAATCAATATTGAGGTAATAGATGGATTTTCAAGAATCGAAAATTAATAATTGTAAGTGTGGTGGAAAACCTCTTTGGAATATACAAATAAGATCTACATATATTACTAATTGTAAAATTATAAAAGACCAAAAAATTTTTTATTCTTTAAAATGTTCTTCTTGTGGAGTAGAAAGTGAATTATCACAAAATCAAAGTTATGTAGTAGAAGCATGGAATAATTCTATAAAACATAAAATCAAAATATTAATGAGACAAATGGGTTATGAAATCTAAAGAAAAACAATATCAAAAAGATCTAGCAGCAGTCAAAAAATACGGTTTCGCTCTTCAATTTGTCATAGACCAGACTCCTGAAATCTGTCTAGCAGCAGTTCGGCAAAATGGTAATGCTCTTAAATTTGTCAAAAAACAGACTCCTGAAATCTGTCTAGTAGCAGTTCGGCAAGACGGCTATGCTCTTAAATTTGTCAAAAAACAGACTCCTGAAATCTGTCTAGCAGCAGTCAAAAAATACGGTTTTGCTCTTAAATTTGTCATAGACCAGACTCCTGAAATCTGTCTAGCAGCAGTTCAGCAAGACGGCTATGCTCTTAAATTTGTCAAAAAACAGACTCCTGAAATCTGTCTAGTAGCAGTCAAAGAAGATGGTCTTGCTCTTCAATTTGTCAAAGATCAGACTCTTGAAATCTGTCTAGCAGCAGTTCAGCAGAATAGTAATGCTCTTGAATTTGTCAAAGATAAAAGTATTCTAAAAACAAAAGAATATAGAATAGCAGAATTGATGAATGAAATAGGATATGATATCTAATAACAAAAAAGGAAAAATAAAATGTCATCTCAAACAAAATTATATATTGGAATAACTATTTTAATAGTAATAGCTAGCTTAATAATATATTGTGTAATTCTTCATAATAAAAATGCAGATTTAGAATTTCAAAAAGTATCTTTAACTCAAAATATAGCAGCTTTAAATGATTCTATAAATGTTCAAAAAGGACAAGAAACTATTCTAGCTGCTTCTATTAGAGATTTGAATAATAATCTTAACAAAGAAAAAAATAAAAATAAGATATTACAAGCACAAATTGATGTTTATGTTGATTCTTTATACAAAAGAGATTCAACAACTTTTATTCAAAATGATAGCTTGATAAGTGCTCTATTTACAGGAAAACAATCAATAGCTAATTATGAATTAAAAACTTGGTCTAATCTAATAACAAAAAAGAGTTTTTATGATTTAACTATAGGATTTGATGTTATTGAAGTCGATCCTACAATTTATAAAGATAATATTGATGATTTATGGAAAATTAGAACAATAAGTAAAAATCCAAATGTAGAAGTAAAAGGATATGCTACAATTGATACAAAAATGTTTCAAATTATTCAAAATGATATGCCCGAAAAGAAAAAATGGTGTGGTATTGGAGCTATAGGAAATGCCAATAGTTTATATGGTTTATTGACTTTGGAGCCCACTAATGAATTAGAATTTTTAGGAGCCTATGGTTTTAATAAGAATTGGCAAATAGGAGCAGCCTGGAAACCATTTTAGAAGATTTTATTAATTTTTATTTATATATTTATTAATATAAGTATCATAATACATATTTTTAGAGAAAATAAATGGCAAAAAATTTAATAGACGATGGACAACCTAAATCAAATGATTATATCCCTTCAGTAATGAATGATATTGATGTTATCGCAAATATATTAGATAAATTTAGAAATTCAGGAATTACTTATAAATTTCAAGCTAATACTTTAATAATTACTGCAGTTACTTATGCTTATGATACAAAAAAAATTATGGAAGATCTTACTAGAACAATAAATGATGTTCTAAAATATTTGAAAGATGAATATAAAACTAAAGTAGGAAAAGCTCTAACTTTAAAAGATGAAGAAAAAGATTTACAATGTGTATCAAATTATACTGTAGATAAAAAATGTTTATGTACTTTAGTTTGCTCTTATACTTTACCAGAAAGTAAAGCCGAAAAAGGGCCCAAACAATCTAATTTAATAGGTAAAGCAGGATTTATTTCTAATATTTCTATTTTGAAAGAAAATCAAAAAGCTTTAAAGAAAATGAGGAAAAAGAAATAAATGGGTAGAGGCGGATATTATAGAGGACATAGATATGAATTAGAAATTATATTTTCTGATCATATACAACCAATCTATGTATCATCTGTCCAAGAAGCACATAAAAGAGCTAAAGAATATTTAAAAATGAAAAATGTAAAAGTATTTTTATCGTCAACATCTGATCCAGAATATTTTGAGAGAAAAGAACTAAGATTAAAATGATTAGAAAAATTTTAAAATTTATATATGATACTGCTCTTAGCATGTATATGAAAATGTTTAGACATTACTTTGTTGTAACAAGTACTAAACATTTTTCGTAAAAAAATAAGTTTCAAATATTTATCTCAATAGTTTTGTAATTAGGTTTCAAAAAAGCTATTGAGATTTTTTTATGTTTATTAATTCAAATAATCAATTATAACAAAAATGGAGTAATAATGGATGGCTCACAATATTTTCCAGAAGAAATTTGGAAAATTTTAAGTACACATGATATGACGGAAAAAAATACAGAGATTTTGAGAAATTATTTTACGAATCCTACGTATTTTGATCCTGATAGAAAAACAATTGTTTTCTCAGTACCTTCAAGAACGGGTACAAGCTTTTTCAGAACAGAATTACCAATGTACGCAATTGCAACAAAATATCCTGAAAAGTTTAATTTAGTTTATGCTGATAATAATTTGAATCCAAGACATTTACAAATGGCTGATTATATTGAAACACATAGAGCTGGACATTTACATTGTTGGTTACATGATATTTATAAAGCTTGGCCTAAAACACAAAAGAGAGCAGTTGTCAGCCAAAATGTGGATGATAATGAATATACATTGCCCGCTAAGCATCCTCATTTCAGGGGTCATTAAATAAAATGGAAATATGCTTGATTTGTAATAAAAAATTTCCTTCTGCACAAGGCTTAAAAAACCATATTACAGGAAGTGGAATCATTAAAAAATACCATAATTCTCATGCTATTTCAATGAAAGATTATTATGATAAATTTTTTAAAAAAGAAAATGAAGGTATTTGTCTTACATGTGGTAAACCTACTAAATTTGGTGCAACTAAAAGTGGTTATAAGAAATTTTGTTCTAAAAAATGTCTCGTGGGATCTGTTGCACATTCTAAAATTATAAAAGATAGTCATGCTGACGTACACGGAATTGAAGTAATAAAAGATGGTTTATATTTTAGGCCTAAAAAGGTGTGGATAGACAAATATGGAATTGAAAAAGCTATTGAACTTGAAATAAATAGAAGAGAAAAAGAAGGAAAAACAAAACAAGCAAGAAGTTGGGATAGCACTTCTAAAGAAGAGAATAAATTATATGAATTTCTTTGTAATAAATTTGGAAAAAATGAAATAAAAAGATGGATATTTTTTAGACATTGGACAATAGATTTTTATATAGAAAAATTTGATTTATATATTGAATATAATGGAAGATATTGGCATGGTTTAAAATATGATATAGAAGAAATTAGATATTTAGCTAAAACTTCTGGTGGAACTTATAAGAAAATTTTAAATAGATATAACAATGATAAATCAAAAATAGCTTATTTTAAGAAGTGTAATATTAAATTGATTATGGTTAATGATTTAGATTTCGAAAAATATTTTAATGAGAATTGGGTGAATTGCTGGAATGGTGAAAATCCAAATCAGCAGCCAAGCATTCAAGGACAATTAGGTTTGAATGAAGGTTCAGAGACTAGAGAGATGAGTTCCAACAATAATTCTCTCCACGAGTGCCCAACAGATCTTAATAAATCTGAAGATATAGTCCGAACTATAGAGAAAAGTAATCTATAGACCTAAAAGATAAAGAGCTCTTAGGATAACATAATTGATGAAGCAACTTTGGATTTCTAGTGGCAAAGATCAAATGAGTATTAGATCTTTAAAAGAATCTGATTTTGTTATAACAACTGGAAGAAAATTACAACAAACATTTAGAAGTTTTAATACTAATGTATCAATATTTAGAAATATGTTTGATTGGGAACAACCACAATGGAAACAAGAAAGAAAATTCCCTGCTAAAGATGGTAAAATAACTATAGGGTGGATAGGTCTAACAAGTCATTTTGAAGATATAAAGAAAATGGCTCCTATTATGAAATATATTCATGATAAATATTCCAATACTTATTTTTACATTGCTGGTATGGCTATAAAAGATACTGAAGTAACAATAACTATTGATAAAGATGGTAATAAAAAATTTGATGAAGTTGAAATAAAAGATGAAACTAAAACATATAAAGCTAGAGTAAAACAATTATTTAAAGATTTTGACCAATCAAGAATAGAATTTCATGATGCTGTAAGTTTAGAAACTTATGCTAAATTTTATAGAGAAATCGATATTTCTTTATGCTATATAGAACATCTTACATTTAATCAATGTAAATCTGAAATTAAAGCTGTCGAATCTGTGTTTTATGAAAATATTTTAGTATGTATGAATTACGGTGGTTATAATGATATGTATAATATGATGCCTGAATCTATTAGACATAGAAATAATTTTGTCAATACAGAAGTATCTGAACATTGGAAAGAAGCTCTTGAATATTGGGTTAACAATTATGAAGAAGGTAGAAAATATGCTAAATTGCAATCTGAATGGGTAAAAGATGTTTATGACATAAATAAACATATTGATGAAAGAGTAAAATTTTATAATGATACATTAGAATCATGGGAAGAAAAAGAAATGAATAGAATTAAAAATATTTTAGTATAATAAATAAAGAGAAAATAAGATGGCCGGAATACGTCCAATATACACACCTGATATTTTAGCATTATCTAATGATCCAACAGCAACAGCTCAAAATACAAATTTAGTAGCAACAAACTATATTTATCTTGGATCATCTTCATGGACAATTTTGATTCCTAATAGTTTATCAGCTTTTGGAACATTAAATGTTCAAGCTAACAATAGTAATTATATTACTGATGCAGTAAGTGGAAATGTAAAATGGACTACAAATGCATTATTAAATCAACCTACAGAAGGAAATAAAAGTAAATATTCTGTTAATCCTTCTTTTTCAGCTAATTGGGTAACAATTGATACTTTAACTAGTGGAATGGTTTATAGAAATTATGCTGATTTTCCTATTAGATATTTAAGATTATCTGGAGCTGGTTTAACAGCTGCAGGATTTAATGCTTTTGTTTGGACAGCCGATATGACTTCAGGAGTATAATGAATTCTCAACGTTTTCAGATAAATTTTATTAAAACAATTATGCATGCTGATAATGATTTAACTTATGATGAAGCTAGAGATATATCTTTAAAATATACTAGAGATATATTATTGAGTATAGCTAAAGTTATTTTAGAAAAAGAGAAACAAAGATTAATAGAAAAGAGAAGACAAGATGCCCTTAAGTTGGAAAAAACTAATAAATGAGGCTCATCAAATATCATTGAAAGAGCAATCTAGTAATCAAAAATTTAAAATTCAAATATTAGTAGAATTAAATGAAAATGAAGAATATGATGAGGGAACTGTTGAATCTTTTCTTAAAAAATATATTGAAGATAGTAGATTAAAAATTAAAGTTTTAAATATTAATGTTAGAGAAGCATTCTGAAATACTTTGATACCTATAAATTTACATAAGAAAAAATTAAGCGCCTATGATAAAGTTAGAGAATGTAAAAAATATTCCCCAAAGACGCGATTATACCTGTGGACCAGCTTCCCTTCGCTGCTTATTTCATTATTATGGAGTTGATGTATCTGAACAAGAATTGATTGATGAAGGAGAAATAGAAGAAGATGGGACAAGTTTTAAACAAATGAAATATTTAGCTCATAAATATGACTTTAGCTTTTATTCAAAAAATAATGCTACTTTAAAAGATATAGAAAATTGGTTATTCAAAAAAAATCCTGTTTTAGTATGTTTTCAAGCAGGCCCCCCAAATGGTCTTAATGGTCATTATTCTGTAATTGTAGGAATAGATAAAAAATACATTTATTTAAATGATCCAAGCAATTATTTTGATGGTGATAGACATAAATTTATCAATGATCGTAAAATGGAAATAGATAAATTCTTAAAACATTGGTGGGATATAGATGATCAAATTGTAAAAAATTGGTTTGCTGTAATTAAACCAAGAAAAGAAAGAAACAAGAAATGAAATTTTATTGTACAAATTTGATAATTGAAATATATATGTATTATCAATCATTTTTTATAAAAATTAGTGAAAGTAAAGTTTAACGAAAACATTGATGTATTGCTCACCAAACATGCTTCTGAAAGATCCATTGAACGTAATGGCCAACCTGTAAACATCACAAAAGATCAGATAGAAAATATATTAAATTCTGCTGAATCTAAGATTATACAATTAGGAAAGAAATTTCCTACTTTAATAATTAAAACTAAAAATGCATTAAATATTGTAGGAAAACTTATCCAGTCTGGTTCTGATTATTTTTTTCAAGTTATAATTTTAATGTTCAAAAAGAATTTTGTTCCCAATAATCTTCATGATAAAGTAGTATATATAAAAGAATATAAACAAATTCAGAGAAAGACCATTCTAAAATCTAAGAACATCTCTTCTATCAAACAAATCATAGAAAGAATAGAACATCAAAGAGTTCAAAAAATTTCTAATCTAGATAGATTTAAAGAAGGAACTATTGTAGAAAAAAATGGAAGAAAAGGAAAGGTAATAGCTATTAGTCCCAAAAGAACTTCTATTATAGTAGAATGGAATGATACTAAAAAGAAAAGTAGATTTTTTATGAATAAAAGAGGTAAAAATAGAATTATAGATGAATTGAAATTAACAAGCATTATTGAAAAGATACAAAATGAGTAAGAAAAATTTAACTGAACAAGAGATTTTAGAAGAGATAAAAATTTGTCGAACTGATCCTTGTTATTTTATTGAGAACTATGGGAAAATAAGACATCCGATAAAAGGTTTAATTCCTTTTGAGCTATTTGATTTTCAAAAAGATGTTATCAGAAAAATGTTAGATAATAGATTTGTCATTATTGTTAAAAGTAGACAAATGGGAATATCAACATTAATGGCTGCTTACAGTTGTTGGCTTGCTACATTTTATAATGGTAAACAAATTCTTATTTTAGCTAATAAAGGTGAAGTAGCTACTAATTTGATAATGAAATGTAAAATATTTTTGAAAAGTATTCCTATATGGATGAGACCTAAAATAGTATTGAATAATCAGCAAACCATAGTTCTTGGTAATGAATCAATTATAAAAGCATCTAATACAACTATAAATGCTGCAAGAAGTGAAGCATTAAGCTTACTTGTTGTTGATGAAGCTTCTGTAATTGATCGAATAGAAGATGTATGGACTGCAGCTAGACCTACATTAGCTACAGGAGGAAATGCTGTAATTTTGGGTACACCTTTTGGTACAGGAAATTGGTTTCATAGAAAATATATTGAAGCAGAACAGGGAAGATCTGATGAAGGTTTAATAAATTTTGTACCTATAAAATTACCATGGAATTTACATCCAGATAGAGATCAAGCTTGGGCAGATAGAGAACTTGCAGATTTAGGAGCTAAAAAATTTGCACAAGAATATAATGTAGATTTTTCACGTTCTGGTAATACAGTAATTGATGCTGAAGATATAGATTATTATGAAAATTTAGTTTTAATTGATGGTTTAAAAAGTATAAGAGAACCACTTCTTAAAGAAGCTTTTGATCATAATTTATGGATTTGGAAATATCCAGAGGGTGGTAAAAATTATATTTTATGTGCAGATGTAGCTAGAGGAGATGGAGCAGATTTTTCAGCATTTCATGTTTTAGAATCTGAATCATTAGAACAAGTAGCTGAATATAAAGGTAAATTACCTGCTACTAATTTTGGTGATTTAATGTTTATAACTGCAAAAAAATATAATGATGCTATGTTAATTTGTGAAAATAATCATATAGGATTTACAGCTATTCAAAGAATTTTAGATCAAAGTTATCCTAAATTATATTGGACAAAGAAAGATAATAATGGTTTATTTTTTGATCCTTTAAACTGGAATGTACCGGGTCCTAATAAAATTCCGGGATTTGATATGACTCCTAAAACTAGACCTTTAGTTATATCATCTCTAGAAGAAACATTTAGAACAAAACAACTTATTCTTCATTCAATTAGAACATTAGATGAAATAAAAACATTTGTTTATATCAATACTGGCAATAGTATCAAAGCTCAAGCATTAGATAAATATAATGATGATTTATGTATGAGTTTAGCTATAGGTTTATATGGTAGAAATACAACAATAAGAAATAGTAGTTATGATTTAAATCAAGCTTTAACTATGTTAAATAGTATGGTTGTAGAAAAAGGTGAACATAAAGATATAGAACAAGTATCACAAGTAAAGAATAATAATGAAAAATATGATCCTTATAAGTTACCTAATGGAGATGATTTAAAATGGCTATTTTAAAAATAAAAAAGAAGAAAACAAAATGAAAATTAGAAAATCAGAATTAAAGAAAATTATTTTAGAAGTATTAAATGAAGCAGACAAAGGAATAAAAGTTATTTTATTGCCTAATGTAAAAGATTTCAATGCTGAAGATTTTGATTTAGATAAATTAAAATATTATAAATTAAAACAACATATTGGTAAAATAGGATTAGCCAATGTAGATATTAATAATGGTACTTGGTATAAAAATTATTATAATGTTAAATTTGATGATGGTTTTGAAATAAATGGAATTTCTTCAGAACATTTAAAAAGAATAGAATAAATAAAAGAGAAAACAAAATGAAAATTAGAAAATCAGAATTAAAGAAAATTATTTTAGAAGTATTAGAAGATAAATTAGACTATGAAGAAATAGATGAAGGTGGAGAAGGTTCAGGAAGAAAAAAATTAGGTGGACATACAAAAGAACAATTAAGAAATATGGATAGAGCAATAAGAACGGGTAAATATGATGATGGTACTAAAATTGATAAAAATACAATTGAAAGATTAAAAAAAATAGTTGCACCTTATATTGATAAAATAAAAAAATAAAGGAATTTGATTAAATGTCACAAAGTCGCGACTACTCTTTTTACCGTAGATTAAAATATCTTTTACGCAGACCTGCTATAAAAGTAAGAAGACCAGCTGATAATAGACCAGCAAATAGATTTGAAGCCCGTATGTTCAATGTATTTGCTAAAGCTGCAAGTAATCAATACATGCAGAGTATAGCTGGAAGTACTGAAAGATTAGCTAGAACAAGAGATTTCGAAATGCAGGATCTTAATTCGCCTATAATATCAACAGCTTTAAATATTTGGGCTGATGATTCTACTTCTCTTGATGAAGACGGAAAAATTTTAAAAGTTCTTACATCAAATCAAAGAATCAAATTAATTTTAGAAGACTTATTTTATGATAGGTTAAATGTTAATTTTAACCTGTGGCATTGGATTAGAAACACATCAAAGTATGGAGATTTTTTCTTGTTACTTGATGTAATTGAAAATGATGGAATAGTTTCTTCTATGCCATTGCCTACAGTTGAAGTTGAAAGAGAAGAAGGATATGATGGTGATATAAATTCAGTTAGATTTAGATGGAATACAGCTTCTGGTGCAGTATTTGAAAATTATCAGATAGCTCACTTCAGAATGATTGGAGATGATACATTTCTTCCTTATGGTAAATCTAATTTAGAAGCAACAAGAAAAGTTTGGAAACAATTGAACTTGATTGAAGACGCTATGTTAACTTATAGAATTCAGAGAGCACCAGAGCGTAGAGTGTTCAAAATAGATATTGGTGGAATAAATCCTAATGATGTGCCAGGTTTTATGCAAAAAGCAAAAGATATTTTAAAGAGACAACCTTTAGTAGATCAACAAGGGAATATAGATTTAAGGTATAATGTCGCTGCAACCGACGAGGATTTTTTCCTCCCGGTAAGAGCAGGTCAAAGTTCAACTGATATTTCTACATTACCAGGAGCTTGTTTATCTCTTGAAACAAAAATAAAATTATTAGATGGAAGAAATGAAACACTTCAAACGTTAATTGATGAATATGAATCGGGAAAGCAAAATTGGGTTTATAGTTGTAATCCAAAAACTGGTGCAATAGTTGTATCTCCTATTACTTGGGCTGGTATCACAAGAAAAAATACTGATATTATGAAAATAACTTTAGATAATGGTGAATCAATAATTTGTACACTTGATCATAAATTTCCAACTTGGAATAAAGGAGAAAATGTAGAAGCTAAAG